ATCATAGGAAAGAGAACCAAAGTCCAAATTTGTTAGAAATGTACCCTGAAGAACCCATTTTTCAACCACGACCCCTGTTGGGTCGAGCATTTCTAATTCTATGTCTTTCTTATACCCAGCAGCATACCCCATTCTACCTGTAACTGATTCAGCGTGTAACCTAAACCATTCCATAAGTGCCTGTGAAGCTGACGGTCCAATCGGATCTCTAAATACTACTTTAAGTTCGTCCCAATTAAATCTACCAGCAACCCAAGTTGATGTGTTTAAAAAAGGAATTTCGACTGGTGCTATTTTAGCAACTGGTCTTGCTGCCGATGTGACATACCATTCGTTGATGCCCAAACTCGAAGGGAATCTTAGTATAAATCGGTTCTTTCTTTTCGGTTCATAAGGAACCGGCATCTTCATTAATAGATCTGCCATATTATCTTTGTTAATTTATTTATTATTATTCTTATAAATATATTAATATTGAAAAAACATTCCACCTATTGACTTTATCAAATTTTTTTCGTAAATTTCACAATAGGACCAATATTTCATCCTGTTAATATTATTATAAATACTGGTAGTTTTAATTACTATCATCATACTAACAAAAAATCTCAAGAATTAAAAAATATTTTTAATTTATTTGACTTTTTCAAAAAAATTTCGTATATTTATGGACCACCAGTTCCAGTAAGAGCAGATCCAGTAAGAATGGCCCAAACTTTTATGCTAAGGTCCAATAGTACCAAAAGAACCCAAAATTAAAAATTACTAGAATAAATACTAGTATGGTCCTGGGTGAATTTTTTCAAATAAAAAGGACAGCGTCCACCCTCTCTATTTGTTACCTGAAAGTTTATATTTCTACGACGATATTATAACATCATTTCAAACTTCATAGATCCGCAATCCCATATTCTATCAAATCCTTTTTCTTGCATTATTTCCCATTCTGTTTTATCAGGCGAAAATCCTTCTTTTATGAGAACATCTTTTCTAAATGTAAATCTATGAAATCTATGAAGAAAATCTTTTGTATTTACATACCAGTAATTAGGTGGAGTCTGGTGAATAAATTTAAATCCGTTCTTATGGTAAATAGTGTCTTCAGGAATGATTCCAGACCACCTGGAATCAGCGTATGTAATAATTTTAGATGGATTGTGTCCTTTAATAAAATATTTCAACAGACGCGAAAATCCTCCAACAATATTTGTATTTATTTTACCAGCAAATCTCAAAAGTTCATACTCATCAGTTATTGATGTATTACCCAAAGAGTTTCTTTTCTTCCCAAATGTTATAACAGTAATTAATTCGTCATTTAGATATAATCCCAATCTAACTTTATCAACTGAATCTCCCTGTAAATGATTTTTTTCTAAGAATATCTTTGAATCTGTTTTAGATATTTCTTTTATTACACATTCTCGGGCAAAAATTTTATTTTCGGTTATACCAAGGATGTTTTTAATTCGGGAAAAAACAATTTCTTTTTTTAATAATAATTCATCTTCAAAAATTTGTAATAATTTAATTTTCACATTTGTGGCAATCATTAGTTTTTCAAAATGATAAGTTTTGTCTTTCTCTCCATATATTTCAGAGTGATGATAATTTCCATTTAATTCTATTCCTAAATTATAGTCAATTAAAAATAAATCAATTTCTTTTCCATTTAACAATGTTCGATTATTATCTAAATGTTTTATTCCTAGTTCATTTATAAAATCTCGAAAAATTTCTTCCAATTTTGAGTTTTTAATTATTGGGTAACATTTTCTACAAATTGGTATTTTACCACTACCCAATAATGTGCTTGAAAAAACATTATCACATTTTAAACATTTAAAATTATATGGACGAGAAGTATTTCCATCTTTATTATTTATATAATCATCAAGTAAATCTAAATTATAACTCTTTAGTTTTGGGATTAAATAAAGTAAATGATTCTCTCGAAAAGTGGTTTTTAATTTTTCAACAAAAGGAGGAAAGTACATGGGGTGAGAAACACCATATTTTTCTTTAAAATTTTTTCTACATTTTTTTTGAAATTCATCTAACTCAAATAAACTTTTAACCCCATATTTTTCAATTATTACCTTTTTTGAGTTTTTTATTCTTTTGTCTTTATTTTCTTGAATTAGATTCCATTTTAATCTGCATTCATCAGAGCATAATGTTCGTTCATGTTTTTTTCTTTCTGTAAATTCACCTCCACATTGTAAACATATCCTTTGTTCTCTTACAGAAGGGTCTTTTTTGTTACCTAATAAATTATTTTTCCTGGCATATTCAAAATAGCATGTTCTATTACAAAATTTTTTATCTCGATGTTTAAAATTAGTAATAAACATTTTATTACAATTTTCACATTTTAATTCTATTTTCATAAGTGGTAAAATTTTAATATTATTAACAAGAACTTCTCTTCTTATAAATATATATAAAATAAAAATAATAAACAACAAAAAACCCCAAATTTTCGGGGTTTCTGACTTTAAATTAACAACTTATGATTAAATATTTTCAAAAGAAGCGCCTGTCGGAGTGATAATAAACTCAATATCAATGAATTCGAGACTTCTGGTTGGTTTTATGTAAATTTTACCCCTAAGAGTATTTTGATCAATATCTTCAGGGTCATTTGAAACTACCAGACGGAAATCATACAATCCTCTTTCTTTTTTGATTGCTTCGAGGATAGGATTAACCAATCTTGTGAATTCGTTTCTTACCTGTTCGTCATTCTGTTCGAAAAGTAACCTAACAGCAACCGCTGAAATAAGTTTTCTTGCTCTCAAGAGTAATCTTCTTACATTGATTCTATCTAACGCTGATTCTCTAACTTGAAGTGTTTTATTTCCCCAAATTATGGGACCCGTATCGGAGAATGTTGCGATTGGGTTAATTCTTGCCTTATAAAGACCATCTCTTTCATCAAGGGTCAACTTTTTAACCGCTTTAATAGCGTTTACAAGTCCTCTTGAATATCCAGCTACTGCGAACCAAGGATAGGATACGTTGTCAGTTAAAGCTATGTTTCTAACAACTTCCCCTGTTGGTGGGATGAATAGTTGTGTTGAGTTATCATTATCTCTAACCTGTATCCATGGCCAGTATACGGCTGAATAGTTAGAGTCCAATCCGATTGTGTCTATCATATCAATAATTTCATCGGCGGTGTCAACATTTGGAGAAGAGATAATATAAAGTGAATCCGCTCTTTCTGTTTCTACCATATCAATCGCTTGTTCTGTTAAGGAAGAATGATCATAGAAGTTAAGTCCAGGTGTTGCGAAGATATTAATATCAACAGCTTCAGGATTAGTGAATGTTTCAATACCTGCAAGATATGCGTAATAGTCAGAATTTCCAACATGATGACTAAATACTCCGCCATTAGTGTCCCAGTTATTAACATAAGTTGTTTTTCCAAAGATGTATGCGTCACTATTTGTTTTCACATTTCTGTAGATATCCCAACCATCAAAACCACCACACACAGCGAAGGTAAATTTACGATATGATGCGGTCGCTAACATTCCTTTATCGGTTCCTTCTAAATCATAAGGAGTACAATCATACATAAATCCTGTAATTGTACCACCAGTTATTGTTGCAGCATTTGCGGATAAGTGGAATCCAGTTGTTGTTGTGCTGGCGTTCTGTCCTTTGTATTTAAACAGGTCACTATCAAATCCCATTTGTGATGAAAGACCTAAAGAAACCTTTTTAACTTTGTCTGTTGGTAAATCATCTGGTTCGCCATTGGTATATGTAACAACATCTCCAGCGGTGTAATACGATGTTTTATACATTATATTACCTAAGATTAAATTTGGAATTGTATCAGCAACAAAACCTTTAAATCCTGCAGGAACTGCGTCCGTTGGATGTTCATCATTCATCGCCAGCATAATGTATTTTGACCTCAATTCATATTTGGTATCTGATGTACCAACTTTTAAAGCCACATATCCTGGTAATTCAGGGTTCATTGTACATCTACTATATTTTTCAAGTACAACTTGATTATCGTCTTCATCATTAAAATCTCGAACCAATAAATCGAATTCACCAGTTTCGAGATCAATGTTCTGAATCATTATTTTAACTGAATAGTTTGCTGACTCACCATCAGGAATAGTAAGAACCTGGAATAATTCATCAACTTTTCCACCACGTACTTCAGAAACAACCATTGGTGATGCCGGAGTGTCCCATCCAGTCATAAAATCTTCACCAACGCTATGTGTTATTACAGTTGTACTTAAACCTCTTATTAATCCACGATCATTTAAAGCTTTAATTAAATATGGATACGCTTCATATGTGTATAGTGGATAATCACTATGATTCTTATCATAAACATCAGAACCCAATACTTTTGAAATGTACTTAGTTGATGATATATCCAATGAACATGTGAATGTTTTCGTTCCACCAGTAGTTTGTGTGGTAATGGTTGCGGTAAAATCACTCAATGGATCAGTTGCAAGGGTAGTTGATGATAATGTAAGACCCGTTGCTGCTAAACTTAATGTAGAAGGACTTGAATAATGTCCTCTCGGTCTCAAAGCGGCAACAACTAAACCATTGTAATCATTTACAGCAGCATCCACATAAGGAAATCTCGATATAGTAAATGAATGAGATGATAAAGTATATTGGAAAGCATAAGAATATATTTCGGTTATACTCGCTCCTGTTATATTAGTGTAATAATTAGACCATGTAAATCCTGTGGTGTCACCAATAGGGCCAATCATTTCAGGACCGCCTGATAATAATCCCGCTATAGTGTTTACATCAACCAATCCAATTGAAAA